CAATTTTAAATCAAAGATTATTAAAAAGTTAGTTGTATAACTAACATCCAGCAATTTTAAATCAAAGATTATTAAAAAGTTAGTTGTATAACTAACATCCAGCAATTTTAAATCAAAGATTATATAAAAAGTTAGTTGTATAACTAACATCCAGCAATTTTAAATCAAAGATTATATAAAAAGTTAGTTGTATAACTAACATCCAGCAATTTTACAACCCAATGTTAATAATAAAATTTATAATATAATTATAATATTATATTATATTTTTATTACATTATATTATTATATAATAATATTTTATTATATAAATTTTTTATTATATAATAATAAATTATTATATAAATTTTTTTATTATATTCGTAATATATTATAATAAAATAATTATTTGCCCCCTTAGCTCAATTGGATAGAGCGCTGGCCTTCTAAGCCAGAGGTTGTGAGTTCAATCCTCACAGGGGGTGTTATTTTTATATAAATACTTTAAATATTTATCTTTTTTTTAACAAAGAACATAACTTATTATACTCACTTTTTGTTTTTTTTATAGAATATCTTTTATTAATATTAAAATTTAATAAATTTTTAATAAAATTTAATATTAAATTAAATTCGTCATTTTTTAATCCTAATTTTTTTATTAAATTAGATGTTACAAATAAATCAAATAGCGAAAGTCCTAACATGTATACATCGAATTTACTTAAATTTATTTTTTTAGGATATTTATATTTTTTATAAAGTCTTATTTCTTCATATAAATAATACAAAATTATTTTAAATTGATTTTTCCTTTTTTTGTCTGAAATAAAAAAATTTTGATGTTTTAAAATTAAATTTTTAAAATATTCAAAAAAATCAATATAATTACCTTTATTTGCTTCCGGTGGATATTGATGATTTACTGATGCTCCTATAAATTTATTAAAATTATTATAATAATCTTTTTTTTTTATTAAGAACCCAAAATCTATTATTTTACTTTCATTATTTTTTAAATTTAATAATATATTTGGAGGACGAATATCTTGGTGTATATAATTTTTTTTGTGTAAAATTTCTAAACCATTTATAACATTTTCTAAATTTAAAAAAATTTTTTTAAATGATACATTTTTATTTATATGTTTCGATAAATCTTCCCCGCCATTTTCATAAATTATTTGATATATTTCTTGATTATCATCACCATTAAATATATCTCTACAATTTATATATGCTGATTTTTCGTATTCTTTTATATTTTTTTTACAATTTGATAATTTATTTACAATTATTTTTTTATTATTTTTAAATATTTTTTCTATTATATCTTGATTATTTAATTCTGTTGTATAATCTTTTTTATCTCTAAAAATTTTCACAACTGTGTTTTTTTTATTCAATTTAACATCACATTCTTTTGCTGGTTTTAATACACATCCATATGCTCCTTCTGCTATAAATTCTGTTTTCATATTTTCTTATTAAATATATATATTTAAATTATAATTTTTCCAATCATTTCCATATTTTCTCATATTTTTATGAGCATGAATTGAATCAAAATCCCGCAGCATTTTCTTTTTATTATTAATTTTAATTTTTGAATATTTATATTTATTAGGAATTTTTACACAATCATTATCATCTACAAATTTCTTATAATAATGCTTTGAAATATAATTGTTATACATTTTATTATAATAAATTTACATAATAAATTAATCATTTTTTTTTTTTATTAAAATAAATTTGTTATTATTTATTAGGTAATATGTCTACTACATACATTGAAACTTATATATTTGGTTTCGGGGGTGTAACAAATAAAAGAAATTTTAGTGGTGAAAATAATAGTGCTGGTGTTGCAACAACTTATGGTAATATTAATAGTGCTAAAACTGATAGAGACAATCGTAGACAAGATAGAGTTAGAAAAGAAATTGATGGTGGTGAAACAGTTGACGCTAGTACTAAATACTATACCACACAAAGTGCATTAGATGCCGATACTAGTTTTACAGGAACTAAATTATTAACTAATGAATCATTGCATGTTTCTGGACGTGATTTAGAAACAAATACTACTGAAGTTGCTAGACAAACTGCAAGAGTTGCTGAAAGGGGCACTTATAATGCCTCTAATGATACTTATGCGGGTGATACTGGTACTGAAAAAGAAAGGGAAGATGCTAGAACTTTAGAATCAGGAACTACTGAAGTTGCTAGACAAGCCGCCAGAGTTGCCGAAAGAGGTACATATGATGCCTCTACTGATACTTATGCGGGTGATACAGGTACCGAAAAAGAAAGAGAAGATGCCAGAACTTTAGAATCCGGAACTACCGAAGTTGCAAGACAAGCTGCAAGAGTTGCCGAAAGAGGTACTTATGATGCATCTACTGATACTTATGCTGGTGATACTGGTACTGAAAAAGAAAGAGAAGACGCTAGAACTTTAGAATCTGGAACAACCGAAGTTGCTAGACAAACTGCCAGAGTTGCCGAAAGAGGTACATATGATGCAAATACAGATACTTATGCGGGTGATATTGGTACAGAAAAAGAAAGAGAAGATGCTAGAACTTTAGAATCCGGAACTACCGAAGTTGCTAGGCAAGCTGCCAGAGTTGCTGAAAGTGGCACATATGATGCCACTACAGATACTTACGATTCAACATCTCCATGCAAAGAAAAAGATAGACAAGATTATAGAAATAGAGAAAATATAGATGATGAGTTAACACCATGGGATCCCGATAATGCTACAAATGCTAATTATAGAACTTACATTAATTTCCCTGGAAACATTGCATAAAATTAATAATTAGTTTTTTTTACATTTATTTTTGGATTATTTTTTTTTTTCATAAATACTCCAGCGTCAAAACTTTCTTCGTCATCCAATTCTTTTACACCACCACCATTTAATGATCTTTGTTCTTCTAATGCTTGCATATTCCACATTTCTGTATTACACATTTTAAAATGTGCTTCTTTTGCTCTGTACCAAAATACTTGATCTTCTATTTTATTACTTTGTGTTTTACAATCAATAACCAAACATTCATAATTTTCAGTGCACTGATTCATTACTTGATTAAAAACTTCAAAATTAGCAAACATACCGGCATAATTATCATATATTTTTTGTCTCTCTTTAACAATATTATTTCTAAATATAAAAACATAATCTAAATTATTTCTCAATACAGGTGGTAAACCCATAGCATGTTGCATAGTAATTAAAAAAAAAATTTTATAATGACGTCCGTTCATGAATATTGCTCGAATAGATTTATCATTAATCCATTTTTTATCATATAAACAATCATCTAAAATTAAGAAGGCTCTATTATCTATATTTGTACGACCACTTTTAGCCATTTCAAGTTTTTTTTCTGTAGAAATTTTAATTTGTCGTTCAAGAAAAGTTTTTATTATTTTTTCATCTGGTTCATCATATAATAACATTTTTGGTATAAATTTTTCAAAATATCCATTTGCTTTTTCTGTTGGACTAACTACAATTCCAATTGGTATATTACGATGATATGATATTATATCTTTCATACAATAAGACTTTCCAGTATTCCGTTTGCCTATAAAAACTACAACAGAATCACCGGCAATTCTTGCGGGATCGAATTTTTTTAATTCTAATTTCATTTAACTAATTATAATAAATAAAAATAATATAATTTTACTCATTATTCACTATATGGAGTAAAACCGGTATATATATTATCAGGTATTTTTCTTAGTAGTATTGGATTTATTTCCATATTTTTATCAATACTTTCTACAACATTATTTTTTATATTTACAATAGATTTATTCTCAAATATAAAAAATAAAATTATAGTACTTAATATATAAATAATAAATAATAAAGCAATATTTGTTAAATTAAATAAATTGTATTTTATTTTTTTTAATTCACTCGATTTATATTCATTAAATTGTATTAAAATAAATATAATTAGTGTTACTAATATTGATAGATAATAATACATAATTATTCTAATAATATAATATATAACATTACTATATATTATATCGCATTTAGTACATTTTTTTTACTTTTACAGTATATTCATTATCGCTATCTGATAGTGACGATGATGTATCATATGAATTATCTGATAAAAATTTTTTATTATCTAAATTATTATCTGAACTATTATTTGATTCAGAATCACTATTCATATTATTATATTTTTCTCTTATTTTATCCATATCCGTTACTGTTATATCATTTTCATCATTTTCATTATTTTCATCATTTTCATCATTTTCATCATTTTTATCATTTTCATCATTTTCATCATTTTCATCATTTTCTATATCATTTTTATCATTTTCATCATTTTCTATATCATTTTCTATATCATTTTCATGATTTTTAATATCATTTTCAATATCATTTTTATTATTATCATCTTCTTTATTATATTCACTGTCAGCATCAGAAATTATTTCATTATATTCATTTAATTTTTCCTCTTCTTTCTTTTTTTCCAAATCATTATTAATGTTATCATTAGATTTAGTTAAAAAACGATTTAATTTACTTGTATTTCTAGTAATTGCTGATAATAATGAACTTGTGAATGTTTCATTATTGTTTATTTTATTATTTATAATTTCATTTTTATTATTATCTTCATTTAATTGTATTAAATCAATATCATCATTATTATCATCTGTTGTGTTTGATTCTACAAATTGATTGATATTAGTATTATTTTTATTTTTTTCTTCTATTTGTTCTATAATACTATCGATTGGTATACATTCCATTAGTGTATTTTTTATAATTTTTCTAATATTTTTTTCAATGATATTATAATTATTCTGTATTTCTGTTTCTCTAATATTTTGTTTAAAAAAAAGAAAAGGATTTTTCCATGCCCATGTTGCAATATTTATAAAACATTTATGTATATAATCTTGCATAGAAAGATATTTTATATTAACATCTTCTATCTGATCTTTATATTCATATATCTTAATTTTAACACTTGTTATAATAACATATTTATATAATTTATCTAAATTTTTATATTTTGATTTTTTTAAAATTTCACTACATATTGTATCAATATAATTGTTATTCCATTCTTTTATTTTATTTAACTCTTTTTGAAAACCTTTTAATCCGCTTTTATTTTCCAATGATAAATCATAATAATTTTTAATTTTTTCTGCAATTGGTATTGTTAGTGAATCTTGTAAATATTTAGTATATTCTTTTTTATTATCTACAAGTCCTTGCATATGTTATATAAATAAAACAGTAATTTTTCTTATATAATTTAAACTAAATAGGATTTATACCTATATTTAATTCATTACTTTTTAATGATTTCATAATACATGTATCTAAACGATTTTCAAATGCATTGTTTTGATAATTTTCTTTTGTAAATGTTTTTTTGTAAGATTTTATACTTGGTTGATTTTGATATATTTTGCCTATATTACCAAAATCTTCTGGATTTAATTCATTTTTATTTACTGATATATTAACATCTTTTGAATCTATATTTAAATTCATATTTCCTGGATTTGGAGTATGACCTGCTGCTATTAATATTCTTTCTCTGGTATCATCTTGTTCGGCATTATAATATTGTTTTCTAAAACCACTTCTATGATCTTGCACGGATGATATATTACCATTTCTAGAGATTTGTGATGTAAATTCTTTATTTGTATTATTTAATTTTATTCGTTTATTTGAATATCCGCCAATTAAATTATTTAATATTCCACCTAAGAAACCATATTCTGATTTACCCTTAATTGTAGTTTCTTTAACAGTTGTTTTTGCAACCAAATCTGGATCATATACATATGTTTTATATTGAACTGGACCAATATTTCTCAAATTATCTTTTAATAATGTTGATGAAGTTTCTTTTACTGTTGTTTTAGCCGTATCATCATATGGTACATAAGTTTCTATTACTTCACCTTTTAAATTACCATTATAATTATCATGAATTGTAGTTTCTTTAACTGTTGTTTTTGCTATATCTTGTGATGCAGAATAACCAGTATTAGGACCTTTTAAATTTGTATTTTCATTATCATGAATTGTAGTTTCTTTAACTGTTGTTTTTGCTATATGATTAATAGGATCATAGGTTGTAGGTTTTTCAACTGGTCCTTTTATATTTCCACCTGTTTCTCTTGCTGAATCTACCATATATTCTTTTGTACTAAACTTTATTCCATCTACAATTGGTGCAACAACTGCTTTTACAATTGATGTAATATTAGTAATTGATGTTTTTGATTCTGTTGTTTGTCTTTCATTATCATATACCATTATAGTATCTTTACCATATTGATCTTCATTCCCTATACCTGGTTTAATATATTTAATACCACCAGAATATTCAATGTGCGAATATTGTTTATTAGTATCTTTAACATTTTCAATAGGTCTTTTTGATCCTTTTAAATTAGCACCAGTAGTTTTAAACCAATTATTTTTATTTGTTTTAAATACTGTTTCGGGTTTATTTTTATTAAATGAATTTACTATACCTCTTTGTGCTGTTTTAATTTTAGGTGCTTTATAATCATTATTAAATGTTCTCATTTTTTGATTTGTTTTTGTTCTAAGATTATCAATATCTTTAGGCATTGCATGAACATTATTATAATAATTATGAAAACCACCTGATCCCGTATTACTATATCCATCATCAATACCTGGTCCAACTCTTATTTGATCGATTGGAAAAACATTATTATTGAGTCCAGATAAACTATTTACAGTTCTATCTTTAATAAATTTAGATCTAAAATTAGAACCATTAATATTACTTATACCTATTTGAGGTTCGAAAAAATTTTCTAATTCTTTTTTATTATTATATAGTTTATTAACATCTTTATTATTATCTATAATATAATTATCAACATTAACATTTTGAGTAACTCCACTTTTAATAAATTTTTGCATGTTATTATGTTTAAAATTATCAGTGTTCATTTTTTCCCCGGTTAAAGAAATAAAACTTTCTTCAATTTCTGTAAAATCAGATTGTTCTCCATTTGAATAATTTAAATTAAATAATTTTGAATTACTATTTAGTAAAATATCTCTATTTTTAATACTTTCCCAATTTGTTGAATTATAATAATTATTCATAGAAGGAATATCTCCACTTCGCAATTCCATTATTCTCTAATGAAATTATATATAATAATATAATTAAAAAATACTTAAAAATATTTATATAAGAATATTTACTATATTTTATTTAGAATATGATACTAATATATAGCGATCAATGTAAACATTGTAATATATTGTTAGAAACTATACAAAGACATGATAAAGATAATATTGTCAAAAAGATTTCAGTTGATGTTTTAAGAGCTAATAATTATACAGTACCTGAATTAGTACATTCTGTTCCTGCGTTAATACCAAATATTACTGATAATAAATTTAAAAAAGAAGATATATTATATGGTAAACAAGTTTTCGATTATTTATTACTACCTAATAGAGGAGCTTTATTTACACAAGATAATAATACTAGATTAAATAAAGAAATTAAGGATTCAAAACAAAATGAAACATTTAGTGATAATGATATAATAGATAATGGCGATCCTATTGCATTTAGTTTAGGTTCTAGTATGTCTGACGCATTTTCTTCATTAGATGAACAAAGTGATAATTTACTAAAAGATAAAGTATATAAATGGGATTTATTAAATAATAATAATAATATTTCATTATCAAATACAGACGTTGATATGAATACAATAACCCCTATTTCTTCAACTAATGATATAGATAAATTACCATCTTTAGAAGAACTATTAAATAAAAGAAATAATGAAGTATTCTAAAATTTATATAAAGGAAATATGTAAATTTAATATATATAAAAATAAGATATTACATGAGTAAATTATATATACTTAATCAATATTATATAGATTTAATAAAAAAAATTAAAAAAATTGCTAAAAAGCATAAAGATAAAAGTAAAACTGCTAAATTAGTTTTAAATCAAATTAAATCAAATTATCTAACATTAGATTCAAATACAGATGAATATAATATTTATTTAAAATCTGTATTAACTGATGAAATATATAATTCTTATAAAACTGATTTAACTAGAAAACAAAAACAAGACAATGAAAATGAAAATGAAAATGAAAATGAAAATGAAAATGAAAATGTTACTCTTAATGAAGAAGATATTAATACTATATCATCATTGTGGTTAGAAAATAATTCAGAAATTGAATTATTAAAAGGAATAAAATTAGATGATATAAAAAAAATATTTAGAGATGATTATATTTGTCATCAATTTATTAGTATATTTTTAATTCTAACAAGAGATGAATTATCAGATGAAACAGCAAAGAAAATAATTGATTTATTACAAAAAATAAACTATGATGATGAATTAAAAGAATTAGAAGATGAAAAAGATATATTCAAAACTATTTTGGATAATCTTCAATATATTAAACAACAAAAGATTAAAAAATCTGTTGATATGAATATGGGTGGTATGGAAAATACTACTTTGGGTAAACTTGCAAAAGAAATTTTAGAAGACGTTGATGTTAATAAATTACAAAAATCAATGGGAGAAGATGGTGATGTTTTAAAAAGTTTAGGTGATCCTAATAGTGGTTTTGGTGATATTATATCAAGTGTTAGTCAGAAAATGGCATCCAAATTATCTACTGGTGAATTAAATCAAGAAAATTTAATGAAAGATGCTATGAAATTTGCCACTATGATGCCAGGTATGTTTGGTAATCAACAATCGGGTGGTAACAATAACAATGGTGGTCCTAATATGGGTAATATGATGAGTATGTTTGCAGATTTAATGTCAAATAATACTGATAATAATGATATGCCTGATTTAAATACAATGAAAAATATGGCTCAAAGTATGGGAGGTAAACAAAAAAAAGGAACAAAAAATAGCTTCAATGAATCAGCATATCGTAAAATTGCAGCACAAAAAAAATTAAAGAAGAAATTAGCATCACAAAAAAAAGAAAATAATTATAAAATAGATTCTTCCGAATAGATTAATTTTTTTTTCAATCTAAAAAGAAAATACAATAATATTATAGAGAATATAATAGATGTTTTGGACATCTGATATTAGTGAATTAATTAAATTAAATTTTACATTAAATAATAATATGACTGATGAAGAAAAATTAAATACATTAATGAGAATAATATTATTTTTCGGTATATTATTAGCATTACTAACTAATAAAAGTAATATTATGTTATTTGTTATAATTATCTTGATAATATCTATTTTTTTATATAAATATCAAAATGAAATAAAACAATTAAATGAAGATTTTTTTGATAAAAAAAAATTAAAAATTATTGATAACAAAATTTGTATTGCTCCTACTAAAAATAATCCATTAATGAATAGTAATATTTATGATAATTCTTGTTATAATAATTTTGATAATTGTTCTATTAATAATAAACATGTTAATGATAAAATTAATAGTATATTAGATAATAGTATGTATAAAGATACATATAATAATATTTATGGTAAGAATAATTTACATTTAATATTTTATACTTTACCAAATAATTATTCATATACTAATCAAAATAAATTTGCTAATTGGTTATATAAAGATCATAAAACGTGTAAATCTGATGGCGGTATTGAATGTTTAAATAATATATATTCAGATATAAGAGTTACTTAAATTATATAATAATATAAAATATCTTATAAAGTAGACAATGACTAATTTTTCTTCCTCTATAACATTTACTAAAGACAATTTAGATTCTCCATCTAATATTATACATAAGATTGAGTATAAACACACTGTATTTTCAGGTGATAATTTTTGGGCCACATCTTATAATAATAAAATTGATAATAATGGTATTGTAGAAACATTTAATAAATTACATAAAAATGGCGATGATGTTTATGAAAAAATTGGCAGTAGTCAAAATAAAAATTCTTGGAATATTAAAGAATTTTTAAATACTATTTTAAAAAAACAATATGTTGATAATTATCAAGATAATAATTTTAATCAAAATTTATTAGATGCTATTTATGATAATATAAAATATGATAGTGAGGGTAAAGCATTATTAAAATAAAAAAATGATTTTTTATTTTATATTTTATATTTTATATCATGTCATCAAATACTATTATCCCGAATTCATTTTTATGTCCTATTACCCATAATATTATGACTAATCCACATATTGATAATGATGGTAATACATATGAATATGATGCAATTATGCAATGGTTACAAAATAATAATTCTTCGCCAATAACAAGAAATTATTTACATTATAGTCATTTAAAACCAAATCGTTCTCTTTTAGAATTAATTACTAATTTTAATAGTAATAATAATATTCAATCATCTTTATCATATTCTAATACTTCTAATAATTTATCAAATATAGAAAATAATTTTAGTGTAGATCAAAATGCTATTAATTTATCTATTGATAAATATATTGTTGATAATTATTCATATTTTAAATTAAATATTAATATTAATGAAAATGAAAATCAACTTAATCCACCGGTTGATATTGTTGCTGTTATTGATATATCTGGATCTATGGATGCTTCTGCTAAAATACAACAAAATGGTAATTATGTTGATATTGGATTTACTATTTTAGATATTACTAAACATGCTTTAAATACTATTTTAGAATCTATGAAACCATCGGATAGAATATCAATAATTACCTTTTCATATGATGCACAAACTATTTGTGATTTAACATATATTAATGATTCTAATAAAAGAATTATTAAATCACAAATAAATAGTTTACAAACTGCTGGGGCAACAAATATATGGGCCGGTTTAAACAATGGACTAAATCAATATCATTGTGATAAAAATAATATCAATCGGGTTAAATCATTATTATTATTAACTGATGGTATTCCCAGTTCTCATTTAACTCCTCCAAGAGGTATTTTAGAAACTCTTCAGAGAAAATTAATGGTTATGTCAGATAGTAATTTACCTTCTCCCAATATCTATACATTTGGATTTGGTAATAATTTAGATACAAATCTTTTAGTCAATATTGCAAAATATGGTAAAGGACATTTCTCTTATATTCCAGATTCTGGTTTCGTTGGTACAATATTTATTCATTCACTAGCATATATTAATACGTTATTATGTAATACTGCTTGTATTGATTTAGAATTTATGTGTAAACATTTTAAAGAAAATGTAAAAATTATTGGATACAATAATATTAATAATATCGATTTAAATACTTTACATATTGGTAATAATAGACATTTAGTATTTAAAATTTTAAATGAAAATTTAGAAAAATGTTCTGATTATTTAGCATTTGCTTTGAAATATAAAACTATTGAAAATGAAAATAGAATTATACAATTATCTATTAATAAAAATACTGAAAATCTTTTAAATGATGATGATTTAAATTATAATATTAAACGCCTTGAATTAATCGATGCTCTTAATTTTAATAATATTAATAATTTACAAAATAATTTAAATATTTATTTATCTAATCAAAATATTCCAGATGATATTAATAATGATTTAGAACAAGTTAATATGGCAGCTAATTTATATTATAATACATGGGGTTTAAATTATATCAAATCTTTTCAAAAAGCACATATTGAAGAAAGATGCAATAATTTTAAAGATACAAGTATTCAAAAATATGGCGGTAAATTATTTAATAAAATTAGAGATAATATTGATGAAATTTTTAGTAATTTACCACCTCCTGTTCCTTCAAATATTTCTGTATCTTTCGATAATATTAATAATATAATAAATAGAGAAATACATAATTCAACTAAATCATTTTCAAGTTCATTTAACTGTTCTAATAATGGATGTTTTCACGAAGATTCAAATATATTAACTAGCAATAATGTATTTAAAAAAATTAAAAATATTAAAAAAGGTGATATTCTACTTGATATGTTTGGTAATTATAATAAAGTTGTTTGTGTTGTCAAATATATTAATAAAGATAATAAAACAAATCTTGTTGAATTAGATTCTGGAACACTTATTACACCATGGCATCCAGTATTAAATAATAATAATGATTGGATATTTCCATTTACAATTGGTAAATTAATAAATGAATATCAAACAGAATATGTTTATAATTTAATATTAGATAAAGGACATACTATTATTGTTAATTCTGATATTTGTGTTACATTAGGACATAATATTAATACTAATTTCGTTGTATCTCATCAATATTTTGGAACTGATAAAGTTATTAATGATTTACAAAAAAAAGATGGTTTTAATGATGGATTAGTTTACATTTCATCAGATAATATTGTTAGATCATCAGAAACAAATCGTGTTATCCAAATTAATTAGTTATTTTAAAAATCGGTTAATTATATATTTAATAGTATAACTGACTTTATTTTTTTTAATTTAGATATATATAGAGAGGATTAAATATGTCTAAAGTAGAATATAATAATAATACCAATATTTCATCTGATAATTGTTGGAAAAACGCAAAAGATATTAATAATAAAGAAATATCTAATTATACATTATATGATAAATATTCTGAATATAAATCGGAAAGTAGTCTGGGTTCTTTACCCGAATTTACTCTTCAACATCCTAATTTAAGAGGTAGACCTGGTTATGGATTAGCCGATCAGCATTTAATCGATAACTATTCTGCATTAAGAAATGATCCTAAATCATTAACACATGATAGATGTAATATACAATTATTTTCAAGAGTTTTTCAAGCACCTCCTTTATTAAAGGGCGCAGAAGGTAATATTGAAAAAGAATTAGATATTTTAAGCGGATCTGATACAAATCCTTATAAATGTAAAAAAACAATTATGGAAAAAGATCAACGTATAGGTTATCCATTAATAGATTTTATGAAAGATATTCAAAAACCTGAAAATATTGTACCACAATGGACAAATGGCGGCGAGGATACACGCTCTTATAAAAATAGAGCAGAATTTAATAAAAGATATGAAGCACAAAGAAGATAATTTTTATAAATTTATTTTATTATTATAAATTAGATTAATATGAGTTTTAATAGGACTAAATATGATAATTGTTCTTACAAACAAAATTTAAAAGAAAATGTTGATACATTAGGTTATATTTTAACCCCATATAGATACGAACATTCTAATAAATGCAGACATCAATTAGGTTTTTTAGGAGGTACTTCTGTATCTCATATTAAGGGAAATATTGTAGATTTAGAAAGTGAGTTAAGAGGTCAAACAAGATATGTTTCAAAATGCGGTCAAAATTATTATATACCAACTAATGATAATGTTGTTAAAAATGATAAAACTGAACCAATTGATACTTCGTTAAAACATTTGGGTTCATGTCAATCTATAATGTATAAATCTATTCCATTACCACCAAAAATGAACTTTAACAAATGTTAGATTAATATATTATTTTTTTTATAATAAAAATATTTTTATTTTATTAGAGATTAGTAATTATGAGTACTACTAGCTATCCTAATGATACACGATTGAGTTATGATGATTGTAGTTATGAAGAAAAATTAAAAAGAAGTATTGGTCCGGGATTATATAATTTAAATGTTCCCGATAATGATTGTACTGATTGTGCTCAAGATGTAAATGCTGACCCCGCTTTAAGATATCAAAAATATGGACCAAATACATGCACTTTTAGTACAGCAGTTGATGATTCTAGTGAATTAAGAGGATTAAATTATAAAAATAGTAAATGTAATACTAAAACTTATTTACCCAATATATATGTTAAAAAAGCATGCACTATTGATAATAATGATAATGCGCGCAATTGTTTTGCACCACAAGAATCTACTAGATTATCACATCCTTCAAATACATTAAAAGGCACTGGTATTAACAGATTTCAATGGTTATTTAATAATCCACAAGATTTTGCCTTAGAACAATTTGACAGAATTCCAACTAATTATCGCATGGTTGCTAAAGATAATCATGTTCCACTTATTGAAAAACCATTAGATGATTCTGATGTAAAACCAGATCCTAAAAATATAGAAGCATTCGATCCAAGTGAAAATTTAGATACTTGGGCTAAAGGTTTAGCAACTCATAGATACGCTCCCGGTAATCCAGATGGTGTCATGAATTATAATTTTGCTTGCAAATAATTTAAAAATTAAGTTTATTATTTTTATCATTAATTATTTAAATAATATAATTGAAAATAATACTTGTATTAATTATTTTATTTTAACAAATATATCTAAAGAAAAATTATATTTTTTTACTAAAAATACTGATTTACGATTTGTTAAACATTATTCTTAAAATTTATATAAATTATTGTTAAAATCTATTATATCTGGTTTTATTATTAAATTACATAATTGGGATAATAATACTTTAATTAATGAATATAATTTATCACATAAATTAAAAAATATTATTAATTTTAATAATTATTTATGTTATTTTGAATATTTATACTCAATTAGTATTAGCATTATATAGTGCATTTTACAACCATAATGTTTATTTTAATAATATAAATATTAATTTAGTACATATTGTTAAAAATAATAGAAAAAAAAATATATAAATATCCTATTTATTAAAAAATAGTACATTTCATAAAAAAATTTAAAATTTTAAAAACCTTTTATAAAAATTTTTAAAAATAAAGAAATGTACTTTTTTTATTTATTTTTGAAAAATAGTACATTTCATAAAAAAATTATAAAAATTAAAATATTATTTATATTTTATAAAAAAATTAAAGAAATGATCTATTTTTATCTACAATTACCTGTTAAATAATTTGCGAAGAAATAGTATATTAAATATATTGGACCCAATATAAATGCTAAAATTGCAAACATAAATCTTGATAATTCTCCCGTTTGTCTACTGCAACTATATGATAAATATCCAGCATAAAATGCTAAGATTATATCAATTAAAACAGCAAACATAAATAATGAACCTTCCATTAATTATTTTTATTATTCTAATTTTAAATTATATAAAAATATATTTAATATATAATTATGTAATTAAATGCAAAAAAGTTTTATATTTTTCATTTCTAATTTATGTTTAATTTCATCATTTATACATAATACTAATACATTTTTTAAACATTCATATAATGAAAATTATATTTCAAAACTTAAATTAAGTAGATCTACTGATATAAATAGTTATAATGACTTAAAATATATACATTGGAAAAATATTTTTAAATATTTAAATAATAAAACATATAATACGAATTATTGCAAATGGTTTTATAATAAAAATCAATCCCTTTTAAATTCATCTTATAATTTTAATTATCAAACTTCTTTTAATTATGAAAATAATTCAATTTATTATAATAAATTGGTTAATTATAATAATTTTAATTACAATAAATTTAAAAAAATTAATTATCATAATAATACGTATTTTTATTTAATTGATAATAATATTAAATTATCTATTAGTAATTCATTAAATCATATTTATAATATAGATATTATTCATCCACATCATTCTAATTCTCGTTTTAGTATTAAAATTATTTATAATTTTATATCAAATGATATAAATTCTATTTCTTTATATAGACATTTTTATGGTGAAAATTATTATTGGACTAACGATAGTTATATAAATATTTTAAGTTCAAAAAATTTTAAAAGTGATTTCTTGTTTGGAAGATATATCTCTTTAGATATTCCTTTCAAAACTTATTATTATAAAAATAAACTTATGCTATATAATTATAAATATCCTCATTTATATGAAATTAAAAATTCAAAAGATAATATTATTTTTCAATTACCAGATAATATTTTATTAGAAATTCCCAAATTAATTACTTCTTATGAAAAATTTAAAATAAAACTTAGTTGGTCTTTTAAAGATGATATTGAAATTAATATTTTAGATATCAATTATTTAAACAATACTGTAAAAAATGTAGGTTTGTTTTCTTTTGTTTAAATTTTAAAATATATTATAAAAATAGTAATGGGAAAAAAACCTTCTTCTAAATCTTTTAAAAAAGGTGGTTTTTTAGATTTTTTAAACGATAAAAATGATACGCAACAAGCACAACAACCACAACAACCACAACAAGCACAACAACCACAGCAACCACAACAACCACAACAACCACAACAAGCACAACAATCACAGCAACCACAACAACCACAACAACCACAACAACCAGAATATCAAGCACTAAAAAAAGAAATACAATATGATAAAAATATAGAATCAAAATTTAATAAAAGTTCTAAATTATTTAAAACTACTAAAAATGGTATTGCTGGATCTACATTTTTAAAAATATGTCTTAAAATGGATCAATCTGTATTAACTTCACCTGGATCATTAATTTATTTAAAAGGTGATGTTGAAAAAGGTGAAATTAAATTTGATGGTATTGGTAAAGCATTATGGAGAGGTTTTGGAGGCGAAGACATGTTAATTATAAAATATACAGGGAAAAAAAGGGGCGGGGAAATTGCATTAGGTAGTGATACACCAGGTGATATTATCGAAATAGATATTAAACCAAATACAGAATGGTGTATATCAAGGGGATCATTTTTATGTTCTACTGAAAATTTAAAAATTTCTTCTCAAGTAGTTGCTAGAGGTTTTTTTGGTATAGGTACAAGTGAAGGATTTATGATGCCCTTAATTCAAAGTGATGATAAATCAGGAAAATTTTGGTTAGCTTGTTATGGTACATTTGAAAAAATAGAATTAAAAACAAATGAAGAAATCATAATAGATAATGGTTGTTTTTTGGCAGCTAATAAAAATATGAACTATACTATTGAATCATTGGGAAAAAACATATTAGGAACTTTATTTGGTGGAGAAGTTTTTGGTATGAAATTTGTAGGACCAGGAACTATTTATATACAAAGTAAAAATTTAAATAATTTTGCTGCTGATATAAATTCTAGAAAAAAATAATAAATTTAATTATGAATAATTTTTATTTTTTTTTATTATCAATTAAATGATTTATATTATTAATTAGTTCATTAACTTCTTCTTTATTATTTATTTCACTTTTTTCAATTATAAATGATATATTAATTAAGTAATAATATAACTTTTCTTTCTTTGTAATAAATTTTTTACTAATAACATAATCATCTATATTTTTTTTATTTAAAAAGTTGAATTTTTTATATAAAATTTTGTTTTTATCAATATCTATTAAATCAAATTCTTCGGAAATATAGTCTAAAATTTTATATTCAATACTATAATAATTTCTTTCAAGAATAGCAGCTAATTCTTCTACATTTTCTAAAAATATAATTTCATGAGTTTTAATGTAATTATTTAATACTTTATAATCATTTGAACTCCATTTCTTTCCATGATTTTTAAAATTATTAACTTGCATTTATAAAATAAATAAATTATTATTTATCATTTTTTTATTAGAATAATTGATTTATGAAAAAAAAATTATATGTTATTACCGATAATAATGAAAATAATGAAATGATTGATTTTTTAAAAAAAAAATTAATTATATGTGAAAAATGTAGAAATTTTTTAGGAAAAAATGATAATAATAATGAAATCATAACATGGACTAAAATTGATATTGATATATGTTTTTGTAATATCAAGTGAATATTAATTTTTTCCATTTACATTAGTTAAATATTGTGAAATATAAGATCCTCCTTTTTTTTTTAAACTTTTTTTCTTATTTTTTCCACCACCACTATTTAATGGATTTGAAACAAATCTAGATGCCATTATTTTAACTGCATCGGTATCACTTGTATCATTTAATTCTGCTTTAGTTGTTCCATATTGTTCTGGATTATCAAATATCATTTTACACTCTGGTGATTGTATATACTTACCTTCACTATCAAATTTTATATCTGAATTAGCAATACTATCTGCGCCACCCTTTAAATATTTTCTGAATTGCAATTTTAAATTGTTTAAATTTTCATTAAAGTTACCTCCTTTTTTTTTATTTTTTTTTTTAAAATTCTTCTTATAAACAGTTAATAATACATATTTACCTTTAGATTTTACATATTCTTTTTTTGATTTTCCTTTTTTATATATTTTTTTATATTTATTATCGACTAATTTTCTACGATAAAATATAAATTCGTTCATATTCTATTTTAATAAAAGAATTAAAAAAAATTAACATACACTATTATGTACATATGGAATATAGTGTTGATAATAGAATAATTGTTGTTGTCTTTGAACATCAACAGGAGGATTAACTACAGGAGGGATATTTTCTCCTACTTTTTGAGCTGGAATATAATAAGGCATTGTTGGACACATTACTGTTGTTGCATTATTATTTAAATGAGATGTATGACTTTGTGATTGAATAGTATTTGCAATATTATTTGCAGTATTATAATATGAATTTGTAAGTGGTGTATTTTGATGTGATGTATCGTCATAAACTGGTTTAATATAATATGAAGGCCATGAAGAGTTATTTTCAAAAAAAGGAGTTAAAATAAGATTTGGTAATTTATTTACAAAACTATCTCCTGTTTCACTATTTTGTTCAATATCAGATTTACTCATTTTATATTAATATGCAAACTTCTTTTTATATATTTTTATTATATAGAAAAGTAATAAATGAATCCTGTCGGTATAGATGAAAGTCAAGCTCTAGTACATGAAAGTCCTGCTGCAGCAGGACCTAGAAGATCAACAGTACATGAAAGTCCTGCTGCAGCAGGACCTAGAAGATCAACTAGAGAACACAGACCGTCCGTAAATTGGACACCAGAAAATTTTCAAGAGAGAAAACAACAAAAAAATAAAAATGTAAAAAAAGATGAAAAACATAGACAGACAAATCAAGAAGATTATAACTTACGAATAGTTTTAGATAAAGAAACAATGGACCAAGTTAACCAAGTTTATGAATCAGAAAATGAAAATATTAAAAAAAACAATTTAGGATTTCCGCCTGTACTCGAGTTTCATCTAGATGGAGTTGATCCACAAGTATTACAAATTTATAATGAAATGGCTAATACTAGTTATGAACTACATAAAGCAAAACATGCAACTAAAGATCATGATATAGTTGAGAGTCAAGAAAGATCATTTCGAAGAATGGTGAGAAGCGCTTTATTACCACCATTTCAAGATCACACTGAATTTATACGACGAAAATATTTTAATAAAAAAATTTATTTTGATATGCAAGATCTTAACGATAATTTAAAATTAAGATTAATGAACGAAGGAATCGGATCTCAAGGTAAATTTCTTAAGTTTATATTATCTCATTCAGGTATTAAAGAAGGTTTTCAGACTTTTCCACAACAACACACACAACAAGAACAAATATTATATGCAAATAAAGTATCTTTACTTATTTCTATAATATTAACAAATTTACCCAGATTATTCATTTTAAATCAAGGAAATTATGTTAACATTATATTTAGACATCCTGATGTAATTAAATATTTACAATATTTTGGTGCATTTGCATTGCTATATTTTACTAAAGTTAATTTACATGAAATACATTCTTATGATAGACTAAATGAATTATTTAATTTATTTACACAATTTTTTGAATCTCAATTTGAAAATTTAATAAGAGTTGAATTTATTACTAATGAATTTAAACAATATTATCAAGAAGTTCAATCTTGGATGAATCTATTTTTTGCTAATGTACTAACACAAAGATATGAAAGGGCTACTCTTAGAAATATAATTTTAAATTTAGATTTTGATGATTTAGATGCATTAAGATATGCATTAAATGATATCGGACAGGATGTAGGTCATGCATTATTACAATTAAATAGACAGCAGTATTTTGTAAATCCTATTGCAGGTGTTGATACTGAAATCCCTGCTGTATTCCCTTTACATGAAATGCATGAATATAATGAAGATAGAGTTACTAGATTTAAAGGAATTCCCGCAAGAGAAATGATAGATAAAACAAATCATCCAATACGTAAAAAAAGTATTTCAACTGGTATAAATAGATTAAGACAACAATATAGTTGGAATAATACACCTATAACTAAGGCAAATAAACCGGAAAATCCTTTAAAATCTACTAAAGCTAAACTATTAACAGTAAAACAGGTAAAAGATTTGCTTTCAGATCCCAAAGATCCTAAAAAGAAGTTCTATGGTGGATCAAAAGAGCTAAAAGAGTTAAAGAAACTAATAAATAAAAAAGAAAAAGAATCTTACAATAATTTTAAATTAATTAATAAATTAGAAATCAAATTAAAAAAAATAGTAGAAAAATTATTAGAATTAGATAAAAAATATAAAGAAGTTCAGAAAAAATATAAGAAAACAAAAAATAAAAAAGATAAAAAAAGAATGGATACAGTATTAAAAAATATTAAAAAAGAAAAAGATAATAAAATTAAATTAAGAAAAGATATTAGTAAAAATAAAAAAGAAAGTAAAAAAATATTAAAAGAATTGAAAAAATTAGATAAAATAAAAAAAAAGAATGAAAAAAATCAAGATACTTCTGCAAAAAAAAAATGATATAAATATTAATTTATATTATAATTATATAAATTATAATAGTTCCCAATATGCAAGTAAATAAAAATTCAAATATCAATACCTTAAATAATTTAATTAATGCCACATTTAGCGAATATGATAATAACATTAATGAAGATAAAGATTATTCCAAAATTTTAATTAGCATTTTAAAAAAAAATAACTTTTGGCCGGCATTACAAGTAAAAAAATTTAAAGGTATTAAAAATCAGTTACTATTACATAATACATATATTAGAGAAGATATTGATTCTTTTAAAGAATTATATGAAACATGTAGAAGTGTTGTATTAGATTTTGATGCAGTATCAAAAGATAATATTGTCGTATCATATTCTAATAGTATTCCTATTAGAATTAATCATGATTCTTATATTAATAATGAAAATGATATATTTATTGAAGCATATGACGGAACAATGATTACATGTTATTATTATAATGATAAATGGCATATGGGAACAACAAGTTGTCCTGATATTAATAGTTCATGGTTTTCTCATGCTACAAAATCTCATGGAGATATGTTAAACGAAGTATTATATAACTACTCAAATAAAGAAGTTGATATTTCTAACATACGCGAAGAATTTTGTAAATATTTAGATAAAAATATTTCATATATATTTGTATTATTACATCATGAAAATAAACATATTATTGATTATTCTAGTATTTTAGGAGAAAATTATATGCATTTAGTTCATATTGATTCTAAATATATTAAAAATCTTGCTAATATAAATATTTATGATGAATCAGTTAATCTTCAAAAATATGGAATAATTTATCCTAAAAAATTTATGAATTATATTCAAGCAAATGAATATATCTTAAACAAAGATAATATTACTTACGGTTATATTATTAAAAGAATCACTGATAAAGGATATAGTTTAGCCAAAATATCACCCGAACATATTAAATATAGAGAAGATACAGATCCTTGTAATCCAAATCCATGGTATAATATTTTAGCTACATATATGCGAAATAGAATTGATTATCATATTAATGATTATATTAGAGATTATAATCCAAATATTCAAAAATTATATGATAATAATGGTAAAGAAATTGATCCAACATATTTAATTCACACATCAATTTGCACTATTAAAGATCAACTTTACAAATTATATTTAGCAACTACTACATATAATTCTAAAAAAAATGTATTTAAAATGAATAAAGAAATTGATAAACATTTTGTACCACTTATTAGATTTCATTTAAGTAAATTAAGACACAGACAAGTAACTGTTTATAAAAATTTAATTACCAATAGAGATGTTTATTATTACATTTGTCATTGTTTACGTCCAAATGATATTAAACAATTATTAAATTTATTTACTACAACAACGGGTTTTGATATTACTGATAGATCTATGTTATGCTTAGTTACATTAAATAGATTACTTAATTATTAAGATATTTAATATTTAACCATTTATTTTTTAAAATACCTAAATTATTACTATTTGTTGGATTAAAAGCTGAATTTTTAGATATTCTATGATAGCATAATACCTTATTTATATTATAAATTTTTTTTGATTCAAAATATAATTTAAACCATAAATCATAATCTTCTATTATATTATCATCTTCACACCATTTCGCTAATTCTTTTTTTATTATTACTGATGAATTAATTATTGGATTATATTTAAATATATCAAAATTAGATATATCTCCATATGGTAATGTTGGCGTATAATTATTTATATCACCAATATATTCACATGATGTAGCAATCACATCATAATCTTTTAAATATTTTATTTGTAATTCTAATTTATTATTGACCCATTTATCATCAACATCTAATAATGCTATATAATCATATTTTGCATGACTAACTAAATTATTTAATGTTTTTGATTTTCCTTTAAAATTAAAATTTATAATATTTAATTCAAAATTATTATTTGGATATTTTTTTATTAAATTATCTATTTTATTTTTAACTTCATTTTTAAAATCTTCATCATTAAATTTACCATTTATTCCTATTAATAATTCCCAATTTTTATATGTTTGTGTTAATATAGAATTAATTGATTCTTCTAAATATTCTATACCATTATATAATGGTATTATAATAGAAACAAATTTATTTTCCATATTAAATAATTAATATATTTATTTTATATATTTTTAAAATAAAAAAATTTATTTTTATTTTTATACTTATTTTTCTTTCATATTTTTAATTTTATTATCTAGATATCTATTAATTTTACTAAATAATGTTTTGTTTTTTTCACCTTTTCCATTTTCAAAATCTCTAATTATTGTAAATGGTATACTTAATTGTGTTGCTAAATCTTTTTGCGTTAGTTTACACATTGTTCTTTTTTGCTCTATTAATTTAGAATCATCTAATTTAATTTTTTCAATCGTAACAATTTCATCCTCTTCTAATTTTCTCAATTGTTTTGTACCTGGCATATTTTGATAATTCTTTTTATTTTCTACAGGTGGTTTTTTTTTATCATTACTAATTTTTCCACCACCAATTTTTACTTCTGTCCAATCTTGATAATCCATTTAATATTAAAATTTATTTATATATATATATCATTTTTTTTTATATTAACTAATTAAGAATGAATAATTTTAATTATTTATTATTAATAATATTTATTATATTATTAATATTTAATTTATATATTAATTATAATATTAATTTAGAATTTTTTCAACAATTGCCAAAAGCCGATTTAGGTCCTATTAAATTTGTTGATTATCATACTGAAGAAGAATTGGGTAGATATCCTTCTAATTGGGATGAAAGTGAATTATATAAAAGGGATACTGCTCTTGAACCCACTATTATTAAAATTAGAAGAGGTCCTAGAGGTTATAAAGGTAAAGGTGGAACTGCGGGATCACCTGGTAAATGTGAGGGTATTATCAATATTAATTCAATTGTTGGTGATAATTTAGATATTGCTAGTGATAATTTTAGAATTTTATCAGATAATGTAAAATTTAAAAATAAATTATGTTTTGGCGATGACAATAAAGCTTGTTTAGATAAAGCATTAATTGATAAAATTAAATATAATAAAATTATTGAAAACGAAAGAGATGATTATAAAGATAAAGTTTCAAAAGGATACTATGTACTTGGTACTGCTAAAAATTTAGAATCTACAAGAGCTAATAATGCTGAGAATGAAGCAGATGATTTTAAAAAGAAATATGATACATGTGAGGCATTGAGAACTAATACGGATAAATATGTAACTAGAAGACAATGTGATAAAGAACTTTATGATAAAGAAACTTATTGGTCGGATAAATATAACCCAATTGAAAAACAAAATTATGATAGAGCTGCTGAAATACTTACACTTAAAGAAGATTTAAAAAGTGAAATAGACAAAAAATCAGCAACTCGTACACCTCGTATGTATTATACAGCTGCAGAATATGATTCAAAAGTCGATGCACTTTTTAAATGTACTGAAAATAATCAAAAACTTCAAGAATCTAATAATACTTTTTCTACCAATTGGGTAGAAAAAGGGAAGGCAATTTACAACCATTTAAGTGTAAGAGAACAAAATAAATATGGTGAAAAATTAGATGAAGATGATAACAGTATTATAGGACCCGATAATTTATATATTAAAAAAGATAAATGTGAATGGAGTATTGCTAATAATAAAAATTTATATGGTAGAAAAGTTGATGATTTAGTTTCTTATGATACTTCAACTATGATTGATCCACGATGGGGATTAATAACACCTGATAATAAAAGTGTAGAAAATTTATATGGTAAAATAACAAATTATAATACCGGTAAACCTGAATTATATATTAGAAAAGATGAGTGCAATTATGATATTGCTACTGATAAACATCAGTATGGTAAAATTGGATCAGAAACTAATGAATACGGTCAAATTGGTACTAAAAAAGGAAGATATGGTAAAATTGGTACTCTAAAAAATGAATATGGAAAAATCGGAGATTATGGTATAATACAAAATGGTATGGGCGATGATGAGGGTTGGAACGAAAGCTATGAATATTGTAGACTAGGTCTTTGTGGAAAAATTGGAACAACAAATAATGATTTCGGTCTAATTGGTGATCAAGCTACTAATTATATTATACGCAGTGAGTATAATAATAAAGTTGATAAGTTAAATGAATGTTTAAGTAAAAAAGATATGAGTAATTTAACAAGTATTAATTCTGCATCTACTAATAATGATTTATCTATTAAAGGAAATAATTTAGAATTTGACGGTAATACTGTTACATTTAAAAATGGATTATGTATTCAACCAGATGGTGGGGAGAGAGTTTGTTTAACAAAAGGAACAATACAACAAATGAATGATGATCCATCTGGAAAACAAGGACCACCTGGAACATGTATAGCAAATGCTTCTCCTCCACCACCTACTGGCACCTTGTAGCATAGCAGCAGTAAGGGCAGTAAAGAAAATAAGACCGATCCATTGATCACATAATGGTATAGATCCACGACTAAGATATAGGTAGTTTCACTTCGAACAAAATCGCAGTAAGGCGGCGGAAGCGCTGAATATTGATCGTTTTTTCGTGTGTATATCAGTATGAAATACCTTGGCAAAGTTCGAACAGTGGTCAGTTGTTTTTCTTATTAGAACAAAAATTTTTTTTGTATTATAATATAATAAATAATGAAAATTATTATTTTCATTATTATGTTAATTATTATATTTATTATACTATGTAATATTAATAAAAATATAAATGATAATTTTATTAATTATCAAATGAGTAAAATGGGTGAAAATACAAAAGATATTAAAATACACGGTAGAAACATAAACATTGAAACTAATAATAATACTTTAAATGTAAATAAGTTATGTATTGATGATACATGTCTTAACATGATAAATGAAAATACTTTACCAAGAGAACAAGGACCACAAGGTGTATGTACTGATAGCGACTGTTATTATTGTACTTGTAATAATGGACTACCTGCTGATATTGGAACAGGTCCAAATTCATGTAAAAAAAGAAAAAGTGATACTGATACACAACAATGTAAATCATGTGAGTTAGGTTATCAATTAAATAGTGAAAAAAAATGTGTTCTATGTACTTCTAATACATATAATGATAATGCATTTAATACTTCATCGTGTAAAACATGCGCGAGTTGTCCTAGTGGTCAGTATAGAAAAGATTGCGGTGGAACATCAGGTGGTACATGTCAAGGATGTCAGGGATGTCCTGCAGGGAAACGCAGAATTAATTGTGAAGGAAAAAATCCAGGTAAATGTGCTCAAAATGTATGTAAATGTACTCGAAATGATATAACCGTAGGGAATGCAGCTAGTGGTGCAGCATGTACGTCAAATGGAGGAAATTTATGTGGTACATGCTATGACGGTTATTTCGGTGGTGTGGGTAAGTACAAGAGTGACTACGGTAGATTGTGTTGGCCTTGTCCGTCTTGTCCTCCTGGTAAGTATAGAAAAGATTGCGGATTACAAGATTTTTTTGGTAGATGTGTACCATGTCCTGGATGTCCTGCTGGGGAACACAGAATTGATTGTGGAGGAAGAAATCCAGGTACATGTGCTCAAAATATATGTAAATGTACTGTAGATGGTAAAACCGTAGGGAATGCAGCTAGTGGCGCTAATTGTACAACAAATGAAGGAAATATATGTGATACATGCAATAGCGGTTATTATAAACAAGAAAATGAATGTAAAGCATGTGCTGCTTGTGGTGCTCAATCATCAGTAGGTCGTGTATATAGAAGTGATGGAAAATATGCTTCATATCATGGTCCAAGTGCTATACCAGCTAGTTTTTTTGTAAGAGATGGTTGTTATGGAACTAATCCGGGTTCATGTAAATTAAAAGACAACGTTACTTTTTTATGCGGCAAGAATGTTAATTGTAATCAAGTTGGTTTTAGCATGTGTGCTAATTCTGATGGCTCCGGTAAATGGGCCAAGGATTGGCACTGGGGAACTGGTTATCACTCGAGTTATGGAAATAGACAAATTTTTACTTCTCATGTATGTGGAAGATGGCCGACACAATATCAAATTAAAAATCCAAGGAGAGATGATGGATCGATAAATGCAAATGTTTTAGTATTCGATACAACTTATAAATTGTAATATATATTTAAAATCTATGTGTAAAATTCCATAAAACTACATGATTAGAAATAATATTTTTTTTTTCAAGTTTCCAAAATAAAAAATTTGTAGTATAACAATAATTAATATCTGCATTCATTTCTAAAATATAGTTTAAAATATAAGGTTCACCAGATATAAATTGTGCTCCTTTTTGAGGTTTATTAATAAGTGTAGTAGCAAAATTGTATGGATCTATATCTACAATTAAAACATTTTTTTTTGCATTTTTTAAAGCATTAATAATAACTTTTCTTCTAGCATATGAAGGCATCTCATGTGTAGCAAACATAATAGTAACAACATCACATGAATTAACATAACCATAATTTTCAACATTTGAATTAATAAAATGTTTATTATTATTAATTATTTTAGCAATAGATAACATTTCATTGGAAGTATCAATACCAATACTATTATTATATGTACTAAATCCAATGCCACAACAAAAATCAATAACAGAATAATTATAAGGAATACTATTTAAAATTTTTTTTCTAACATTAATATTACTATATGACAAATAATCAATTAATTTTGAAGCAATTGGGGCAATAATAGCATGTAATAATCCATAAAAACCGATATTACCGAAATTATGTATTCTAGGATCATACCAATAATCATTAATATATGTATTATAATTAGGTAATTTATCAAGTGGTAAAGTTTTAATATCTTTGATTTTTTTATTATTATTAATATTTATTTTATTATGTAAAAGATGATTAAAATTAAAAGAATCAATTATATTTAAAATAGAAAATAATAAAAGAATAATAAATTTATTTTTCATATATAATAAATAAGATATAAAAATAAATATTTATATATTAATAGAAGCCTTTAAATGAATTAAAAAATGTATATTAAAATAAATGCAACCAATAAAACAATGACATTATGTAAATTAATTTTTAGTAAATCCAATAAAAATATAGCAGATTTTAATTGGATTTACAATCGAACAAATGGTTTTAATTATAAAACATGCGAATGTGATAATTTATATGAATGCAAATCAAAAAATATTAAAAATGATAATAATTATGCAAAATATAAAATAAAAATAAGTCCTAAATATAAGCACTTGTTTGTAAATTATTGATTTTTTTTTTATAAAATTATTTATAACTAATAATTTTTTAAAAATAATATTTTAATAACTTATTTATTTCATTTTTTTAAGAACATCATTCATTTTTTCCATAAGACTATCCATTTTTTGATTTAGATGTGATAGTCCTTCCAACATTTCTGCTGTTTCACTTGATGGAAAACTATTCTTTTTTTCATATTGATATGACGGGCGACCTAATCGTTTTTGTTCTCTTTGTTCTTTTTTTTGTTCATAAATACTTACATCATCTTCTGTTACATTATATTCAGAGCACATATTAGATAGTTTATTTCTATCATTTCCTATCATAGAAAGAATATTAATAATAATTCTTGTTTTAATACTACCTTCTGTTCTTTTTAATGCTAGAGCAATTTCTTTAATATCAGTACCATTTTTTGCATTTTCTAGTAGATATTTATCATCTTCGCTATCCCATTTTAATCCAGCATTTGATGTTTTTTCATTACTTCTATCTTGTTGTAGTTTTTTTTGAAATGTTGACATATTAATTATTTTATTATTTTTCTCTTTTTATTATATAAACTTTTAATCTTTATATATATTTATTTATTAGGTAATGAAAAAATATAATTTATTTATATATTTCATATTAATATTAATAATATTTTTATTAATATATAATTGTAAAATTAAAGAAAAATATGTTAATAAAATAAAACATAATTGTAATGCAAGAAGAAAATTAAATTTAGAACCATGTATTTATAATATACCAGGCAATGACGGTATTAAAGGTCGAATCGGTAGAGATGGTAATCGTGGATTAAAAGGTGAAACTGGTGATAATGGTTATATTGGAAAAAGTGGTAAAGATTATACAAAAATTGGTATTATTAAATTTTATGATAATAAATACAATAAACTTTTACATGAATCTAAAAATTTAGATAATGATATTAATAATAATACTATTACAAAAGTAAAAATATTAAGAGGTGTAAGGGGTGAAAATGCTGAAATGATTCCTATTAATTTTATGGACAAAAAATCAAATACTATAATAAAATCACATAATTTAGAAAATTTAAAAATAAAACCTATTAATGTTTTCATTGAAAAAGGAAATAAAGGTTCTAGAGGTACTAATTCAAACTGCTTTTTTAAAGAAAAAGGTCCACCTGGTGAACGTGGGGAACAAGGTGTAAAAGGTGATAAAGGTTTACCTGGTGATAAAGGTCATAAAGGATTACAAGGTGATACTGGTTATACTGAACCAAATCCTGTTTTTGATAATTTAACAACAAATAATATGTGTATATCATATCAAAATAATATTAATGTTTTACCAATATCTCTTCCTGGTGAAAAATTAACGGATACACAAAAATGCATGAATGGACTTGGTGACAATAGTGATAATTGTGTTCCAAATGGTAAAAATTTATGTTGCAATACATATATTCATAAAAATGGAAAATCTAGAAGATGTATAAATACTGATGATGCTATTAAAATTATTAACAGGGCAAAAATAATAAAAAAAGAATTAGATTATGAAAAAAATATAAAAAAAAATAATTGTGATATAATTTGTTATGATAAACAGAAAGAAGATAATTTTTGTAATTTATGGGAAAAAAATTTAGGCGGTGGCAAAAATAATTTTGATTGTAGTGGTTGTATTGGCGAATGTGGTAAATGGCAAAATATCATTGAGAAATTTGATAATAATGAATGTATAAATAAACAAAATAATGGATTCAAACAATGTATGATATCTGTAAAGGGTGATGATGGTATTGATGGCATTTTGGGAAAAAAAGGTTATACTGGTTTAATAGGTATAAAGGGTTTAAAAGGTAGACAAGGACTAGATGGTATAAATGGAAAAGAAATTCCAAATATTATATTTAAAGACAAAGATACATTAAAAGAATTAGGTAGATATCAATCTATTGATAAAAAAAATAATAAATATGTAGATATATTTTTGCCTCGAGGTAATAAAGGTGAACAAGCATATATGATTCAAATAGATTTTATATCAAATGGAAATATTATAGCTCAATATAAACCACCTAATAATTCTAAAGCAATAAATATGCCAAAAATAGAAGTTAATCTTGATAAATTAAAAGGAGAAACTGGGGATAAAGGTATTGATGGTGAATGTTATCCAGGAGAAAAAGGTAGAAAAGGAGATCCAGGATTTAAAGGACCAATTGGAAAAAAGGGTGAACGTGGAATTGATGGTATAAAAGGTGAAAAAGGAGAAAATGGTCCAACAGATTTAAATCCAGAATATAATTATGTTTTAGGAAATAAATTTTGTTTTACTGATAATAATATAAGTGATAATTGTTTAGATTCTTATTTAGTTTCATATTTAACTAATCAATTTTTAGATAATGATTGGTCACCTTTTAACAAGTAAAAATAATCTTAAAATTAAAATAATATTATATTTATATTATAGAATAGTTAAATTAATTTGATGTCTGAATCAAATATTGATAATTTAGAAAATCTTGTTAATGATAATGTTATTAAAAATGAAAGTGACGATATTGATATTGCTATTACTAATACAATTAATAATAAAAAACCAAATATTAGTTGGAGTAAAATCGAAAAAAAAGAACTAGATGATGGTACAAATAAAAATAAATTAAAAACAATTGCTATATTTGTATCTATTTTTACTTTATTATGGTTTTTAACAGGTTTATTAGGATGGCTCATGTCATTATACTGTTTTAAATATAATAAAACAAAAATCGAAAATGTTGTTGGTATATTAATAGCTACTTTCCTTGGACCATTTTATTGGTTATATTATATATATATGCAAAATTATTGTGGTAAAAAATAAAAATATATAAATTTAAATTTAATTATATAATTATATAATGAATGATAATAAT